TGCAAATCAATCACTGCCCGGATGGGCTTGGCGGCCTCCTCCACCGAGCAATTTCCGCCTTGGAGGACCCAGGGGACATACACCGCGTGGGTACCCACAAACAGTTGGCGTTGCGGATCCATGTCCGCCGGGTGGCCGCTTAGGCCATGGATAAGCACCGCAAGATCCCGGCGGTGGATGTGACTAACGCGCTCTTTGGCCCCGCTCAGCCAGTGCATGGCCCGGGCCCAGTACGTCAAGAGCCCGTACCACACGTAGTTGCACCACGACCGCCAGCCCATTGCAATGTTGAGCCCGCAAAGCTCAACAGAAAAAAAAACAATAATTCTGTTTCCATGGTAGAGGAGTTAATAGAACCGCCCGCCCCATCCACGACCAAGAGTCATGGCGCTCCCCGTTCTCCCCGATGAAATGTGGGACGCCATTCTTGAACGGGTTGACGCCACCACCGCGTTCACAACAATGCGGAGTGTCCGCAAAAGGTGGAGGGAACAAATCGATCGCATTTACGGGCCAAGCGTCTGGATTCAGTCGCATGACGACATTCGCCACGCGAAGAAGATGCCCAAAGTGGGGGTATTGTGCATTCCATCACGTAGTGTTCGGAAATGGCACAACTGCCTAAGCCTCGAGAACCTCGATGGAATTCGTCAGGACTCGTTTTTTTCTGAGATTGCCAGCGTGTTGAACAAAACAAAACACATTTATCTTCGTCATGTGATTGAGGTGGACTGTGTCGAGGAGTGGGTGGTTCGCACATCGGGGGCGGAAGTGTGGTGTACCCAATGAGATGATCAACCAGGGAAGCTGCGCATTTTTCCACGCCGCCGCATGTTTGGAATACAATGGTCTTTTTTTTATTTGATTACGATTGCCAATTTGACAAGGCGACTTCCGGCCGGTCGCTGCCACGCAACGTTCTAGATCTAGTGCGCAAGATGTTGTCGTCCCGCACAAACTCGCTCTGCTTCCATGGCTGAAACATGGCGGCGACTTCGCCCGAGGTAAATGTGTCGCGCACATCCAACAGCCCTGCCTGGACCGCCGCAACTCGATCCTTCACCGAATTCTCGAGGTCCCGCCGACTTTTCCGCAGGGCCGCTTTTTCCTTTGGTGACATATACTTCTTCGCATCAAACCCGAGCTTGCGCGTGTTGCGGTCGATCCAATCGAGCCAGGTTTCCTCGCTCCAATGCTCTTCGCGGTTTTTCTGGAGGGCCTGATCAAACACCTTTTTGGCATTGGCCGCTTCGGCCCGCGTTCCCACCTCGTACGACGTTATGGTTTGCGGTGGGGGCGGGGCCGACGCCCGCCGCTTCCGCGCATGCTCTTGTTCCGCGGGGTTGATCGAATCCTTGGCGCTTTCCCGGCGACGCCGGCGTTCACTCGCAGCGTTGTCGTCCAATTTTTGTTCTCGACGGGCGGTCATAATCTGGCGACGGGATTCGGCGGTAGTTTTCCTGGCCTTCGTAGCCATATAGTCGGATTCCCACTCGGTGATCTTGGCCTCTGAAGCTTCTCTCCTGTCAGCCTCGGCGGCATCGGCCTTTCTTTTGGCAGCCGCGACGGCCCCGGCCTTCGCAGCCTTCGCGGCCATGATGTCGGATTCCCACTCAATGAGCTTGACCCCTGAAGCTTTTCTCATGGCAGCCTCGGCGGCATCGGCCTTTCTTTTGGCAGCCGCGACGGCCCCTGCCTTCGCAGCCTTCGCGGCCATGATGTCGGATTCCCACTCAATGAGCTTGACCCCTGAAGCTTTTCTCATGGCTGCCTCGGCGGCCACGGCCTTTCTTCTGGCAGCCCCGGCGGCCTCGGCCTTCGTGGCCATGATGTCGGATTCCCACTCAATGAGCTTGGCCCCTGAAGCTTTTCTCATGGCTGCCTCGGCGGCCACGGCCTTTCTTCTGGCAGCCCCGGCGGCCTCGGCCTTCGCGGCCATTATGTCGGATTCCCACTCGGTGCGCACCTGGTCAAAGCTGGGGCCAGTCGGGCGCTTGGGTGTCTTGCGCTTCTTTTTCGGCTGACTTTCAACGGTTGGAACTGTCAGAACAGTCGAGGTGTACAGTCCCGACAGCTTGGTGTTCACGTCCGCCCACGCACCTCGAAGCCCGCGCTCATCGCGCTTGTGAATATACACGGCGGCCCCAACGATCGCCGCGAGTGCGACCAGCGCAGCGGCCTTTTTGTACCGTGAGTATTCGCCACGGAGCTCGGCTACCCCCTCACGAAACGCTTTGTTTGTGATGACGGCGTCGTACTGATTCTCGTCAAAATCGAGGCAGTATCGGATAGCCTTCTCTTCTCCCCGCGACACCAACAGCGCAAACGCCAGGTCGACCAGGTCCTCCTGGGCCACACACGGCGTCGTGTCGCTGTGGCCGTTGACCGAGATGGATGAGTACCAAAAGAACCGGACCAGCGCGGTGGCCTTGCCTCCACCGTTGGCCTCGGTCAAAAAGGTGTCGCATGACGTGCAATACTCGCCAAGAACTGAGGGGAGCCACGCCGATCCGGTGGCGTAGGCGCACCCGTTGCGGTGGCACCCAATCGAATTGCGCTCGGTGCTCCGGAACAGGCTGGTCTGACTCTGACACGCCCCGTCGTCCGGGCCGTTGTCGGTTAGGTACTTGGACAAATCGACTGGGTCCGCAGGCTTCCCCGTGCACCGCGACGCCAGCGCCAGCGATGCAAACATCGGGGGCGCAAACCCGTGGTTGATGCCCCTGCTCTGGTTGATTGCGTCAATCTTTCGGATCAGGGTGTCCATCGCCTTTCCGGGCGTCATCGTTTCCTGATCAGGCTTTTTGGCCGGTTTTTTCTTTTCTTGCTTGGGCTTTGGGGCCGACTTTCTTTTCCTGGGCATGGCTGCTCTTTTACTCTTATGGGTGGGATTGAATTTTAGCGTTTACCAGAAATCGTCTTCAGGCCGCGGCTTGGGCTTGGGCTTATGCTTCATGGGCCCGGTCTCTTTTTTGGGCGCAAGAAGCTTGGGATCGCTCTCTTTCTTGATGGGCATGGCCTCAGGGGCCAGCGGTTCGGTCATGGTGGGGGATGGTGGGGGCGATGGGGTGGGGGCCGCCGTGTGCTCGATATTGACCGCCATCTTTTTCAGCGCCGCCGCAGTCAGCTCTGAGGGTGGAGCGGCGACCGCCGGCTCATCGATCTCCTCGGATTCGTCGTCGGTAAGCGAGGTCGGGTCGACCACCTTTGAATCCATCAGCTCCTGTCCAAGATTGTACGCGTTTTGGACCGCCGCCCCCCACTTGTTGGCCATATCCCCGCCAATGAACGACGGGAACCGCAGCTCCATCATCGGCTGGTTCCACAGGCTGGGGTTCTCGCGGTACAGCGAGAGCAACGACACTTTTTTGAACCGAGTGTGCGTCTCGGACAGCGCCATGTCGATCTTGATGTCAAACGGTTCGGTCTTGGTCAGGTACAGCTGGCAGCCCGCATCCTTGTCGTCCGACTTCCAATTCATTAGCTCGAACGACGACAGCGCCCCGTCGGACCGCCGCACATCAAACGCGCCCCACTCTAGGAACCAGTGGGGGAGCACCTTGAACGACAGGACCCGGTACTTTTCGAGGATTAAGGCCGCCTGTCGCTCGGCCTTTTCGGTGCAACCCTTGCAGTGCCAGTACCCGATGTTGCGGTTTGGCCACGGGAGAATCAGCGCCTTGATCTCGCGGTCCTTGCGGACCGAGCAAAAGTGGCAGGCGCCTGGGTTGGAGCGATCAATCTCACTCATTTGAATGCGTGTTTGGTCCGGGTAGGTCTAAATTTTTTGACTCCTGCTACAAAACTCTGCCCGAGCGATGGATCCGATCCGGCGCCAGCTAAAAGGCCTCTTGCAGGAACCCGATGAAAGGGGCCTCAATGTGTACGCCAAGGCGTGCGAGACTCTGGAGTCTGACCGCCTCTTCTTTACTGTCTTACTTTCAAGGCACACCAAGGATTTATCCAAACCACTTAACTCGGGCGGTCATTAAGGTAAAACACATTTATTAACCCTTTCAGACACCGGCCGCAATGGCTCCAGGCCACGGAAGTGCGGGCGACCCGATCGTGGTCAACAGCGACAGTGACGATGAGATGAGCATGGGCTACTACAACACCATCAAACACCTGACGGCCGAGCTCTTGGCCGAGCAGCCCGACGTCAAAGAGTACAAGATCATCGCGCAAGTTGATTTGATTTGCGCCGAGGACAACTCGCCTGACGGCGAGGAACACATCATCACATTTAAGTTTAGTATCTCGGGGCACCAGTTTGAAGACGGTGGATCAGTCGAAGAGCTTTTCATCGATGACTACAAAGTCGACGCGCCCGTCAAAGTGACGAGTGGAACAGTCTACCAGCTGTTGTGCGATGTCGTTGTCCCGACCATTCCGATCCTAGGCCGTGACCCCGGGTACGCGATATTGGTGGCCGACGCCGACGGAAAAACCACTGCAACCACGAGACCCATGTGCCACCTGATCAACCACGAGACGTACACAAAGCTCGAGGCCGCTGTGGCCGTCGGGCACTAAACATTCGTTGTCGCTTTTTTGAACCCCCGTGACAAACGCTTCGCTTGCCTCATCGCAGCTGTTGAGAATGGTGGCGTGGTCAATCAAGGGCTTGGCGGGTCAGCCAAGTCAAGACCCTCGTGCGTACATTGATGACAAATCGTAAATGGTTTTTTTTCTTTACTTTGAGTGACAAGCCGGTGATGGAATTTTGTTGGTTGGAGCGGCTTCCGCCCGAGCTGGGCATCCAGATTGTGTGGTTTGCCCGTGTTAAGGACCGCGACGCGCTGCTTGAGGTGTTGGGATGTGAGATAGTTCGTAGGTGGTACCGCCGGGACCTTGCACGTCTACACACCCCCACGCTCTTTCGCACTATCCGGATCTTGGGGCGTTTCGGGGCGACCATATTCCCAACTAAGCTGGGTCCCTACGTCAGCCTAGGCGACAAACCACACGATATCTACCCTCACACAAGTCAGGTTAATCGCAACCACGACAACCCAACAACCATCATAGTGGATCGTATGTGTGACACGTGGCACGGCGCAGTGGTGTTTGGCAACAACATTCAGTGGATTGAAGCACACATTGGTGGACGGCGTGCGTTGGGGACGCGAACGTACTACAAAAACCCCAGACCTAAAAACTCGGTCGTGGTATATGATTTCCCCGAGTTTGTTGACGACTTCAAGGGACTCCCTCTCGTTGCTATCAGTTATAACCGGGTTGTGATTCGTTGCAACCCGACGGGAGAGATAACGCACATGATTTCCACCGGCGATTTCCTTCCCATTCACCAACGACGCCATATTTCCCAAAACTCTTTTGTTGGGTTCAAAGGCAAAATCAAGCTGTATGTGACCCAAGGGGTCGCGTACACATTATAGGAAGGTTACCGCGGCGCCATTTTGGTCGAGTCGCGGCGGTCCGAAAACCCCATCACCTGGCGGCGGGCCATCGGGTTGACCCCGGCCCCCGACTGCGCCCCGAGCCGCCGGTTCATCTGGCTGTCGTGGTCGCCGCGGTGCAACTCGATCCGGGCGGGCGCTGCTCGCACCGCCGCCGTCGCCTTTTGACGGATGTTCTGGAACGCGTTCGACCCAGTCTCGGCGTGCGCGCGACCTCGCATCGACGTGGGGTTGGGCCCGTGCACCCCGATCCCGATGGGCCCGCTGTAGTCCATCCCGCGGTTGGTGTTGGCCGGCTCGATCGCCGCCGTCTCCGCGTTGACAGCGTGCAGCGCCTGAGTGTGGTACCGCGGGAACGGGTCGAGCGGGTTGTGGCCCGTGGGTTGGTGGTGCGTGTCGAACCGGTTGGGCTGCGGGACGTCGTACATCGGGTCGGCCATGTCTGCCAGCCGGGCGTCGTTCCGGAGCGGGTCCTTGACCCCGCCGGGACCGGCCACCTTCATGAACTCCGGCCGGTTCGCCGGGTTCTCGAGATGCATCAGCTCGCCGTCGCTCAGAGTGATCATCGGGGTCTCGCCCGGGACCAGCGCTGCCACCTGATCAGGCTGAGGGAACCGGTTCGCCCACGAGTCTTCGGCGAGCTCGAGCGCCCCGATCCCCGCCGTCATGTCCTGGGCCCCGCTCCTGATTGGGGCCCGGATCATGGGCAGGCCGCTCGAGTCGTCGCGGAGTGGGGTCTGGATCTCGCCGGGGGTTCCGGGGAGAAGGGGGATTCTTAGGGTCTCGACGCCGTCAATCGTCATCTTGTGCTTTGGGCCGTTGGACGCAAACAGCTTGGGTACCGGCTCGTTCAACAACAACTCGGCCGCCGACCCCATGTTGTGGACCCGGAGCCCCTCGGTGAGGTGAATGGCCCCGGTCACAGGCGGGAGCGACGGAAAGCCCCCCTCCAACCCGGCGGGGGTCGGGCTGAACGTGTACTCTGTGTTGCGGTTCTGGCGACTCGGCTCGTACGCCCCTCGGATCAACACCTGGTTCCCGTCGGGCCGGAGGTCGGGAGCGTGGTGGTGCCCGCGGAACACAAGCACCCCGTTGACCCACTCCATGTGCGGTATGACCCGCAGCGTGGTCTGCCCGTACCCCGAGGCCCCGGTCGGTCCACCGGCCCGGGTCTGTTTCCCGAGGCTCACCTGACCCGACGCCCGCTGGGTGGTAAGCTGCCCCTCGATGATCCGGAGGTGTGCGTTGTCCTTGACCTTGGTCTGGATGATGGTGGTCATGTCCTGCGCGTTGGGCTCGGTCGCGATCCGGCCAAAGGAGCGGTGCGAGTCGTTGTTCCCCACGTTTTTGTTGCGCAGCGCAGCCATTGGCCCTCCCCCCATAATCTGAAGGTGTGGGTTGGGCCCCCCTTGGTATGTTGGAGCGCGGCGGTTCTGCTCGGAGAGCGCCGACCGCCGGAAGCGGTACTGGTTCCCCGTGTACTTGTCGGTGTGAATCACCTCTCCACGCGGGGCGAGCATAATCAATGTAAATATGTTTACTTAGCGCTGAACGCAGAAAAAATTCACCGCCCCTGGTTGTAGCGAGTCATCAACTCGTTGAGCGAGGACCCCGAGTCCTCGGGGTTATTGTCTTTCCGGTTGAAGCGAATGTTGAACAGCTCGTCGTTGACCGTGCATCCAGCGGCGGCGGGGCCGGACGGCGGGGCCATCGGGACGTCAACACTGTGCATCTGGGTCGGGGCTTCCCCGCTCGCGGCTGCCCCTGAGAGGGTGTTCGCGCCCCCAGGCATCTGACGCGATGGCGCGCGACCACCTCCGCCTCCGCCTCCGCCTCCGCCTCCGCTTCCACCTCCATCTTCGCGCGGCGGGCGGTGCGTCGGAACGTGACGCGGCGGCGCGCCCCCGACCCGTGCGCGCTTGGAGGGCTGGTCCTGTTTTTGCGCGGCCTCATACACCGAATGGATCAGCGCTTGCGCGTTGGATCCAACCCACACCTTGGGCGTCTGCTCGTTGGTGCACACGGTCGGGATTCCCTTGAGGAACGTGGGGAGCGACCGGCCCTGCGCCATCAGCGAATGCTTGAGCTCGTCAATGTCCTGAAGGTAAAAGAGCCCTGGGATACAATAGGGGATGCACGCCTCGCTGGCGGGGTCACCCCGACGAAAGTACACAATGTACGATGCCTCCATCTTTGCGGTTTTAGCGCGTCATTATTTTTTATTGTGGTTGTCTATTTGCCCATGCGGACGAACCAAACAAAACCTCTTGACTGAACATTTGGGTTCGGCCACGAGCGCACGAAGAACGTTTTGCATCGCCGACGGGATGGTCTCGGACGCCACTCCCACCTCCTCGATGGTCCGGCTGTGAAGCAAGCTGTCACACAGCCCATCGAGTAGAATTGGGTCGGTGATGGGCGGGAGTACCACCCTGGTCACGACGTTGGACTCGCCGACCGTCCAGAGCAGCCGAAAGATCGGTCGGAACCCTGGGGGGACCACGACCGTCTTCTCGGTGAGGGGTTCAAGCAGATACCGTTGCTCTTCGATCGTGTCGATCCCGTGACCGACGTAATCGTACTCGGTTCCGTAGAACATCACAATCTGCTCTCCGGATCGGACAGGGCGAACTAAAGTGACGCGGGTGTTGGGCCCTGTCGCAAACATGGCAGCGTTGCACTCGTCCGGCTCGGCGTGATTAATATACCGGGTAAGATTGCCCCGGTCTGACGCGTCGATGTACGTCCCGTCTTCCATTTGCATCGTGTACCCTTTGTCAACAGGTGGGAGCGAAGTGGTTCTTACCCCTTCGTAAACCCCTACCATGTGCATAGCCGGAAGATCTCTGGTCGCAAACACCCCTTTTCCCCACGGTCCCGCGTCTCTCACTTCAAACGCCGCCATGTATTATTATTGTTTGTTGTTTTTTTATCTGGAAGCAGGTGCATATATATATATATATTTTATTCCAATGAGGGTGGCTCTTTCGAGCATCCCGGGGGCGGGGCGCGGCCTTTTTGCGGATCAAACTTGGAAGGCCGGGAGCGTGATCATCTCTATGGTGCAACCGTCGATACGGACCGACAACGACGTCCCCGTTGAGGACTGCGGGCTGTGGATCTCCCCGACCAAATTCTTGCACGACGCCTCCCCGACCGAACCGCTGTGGTACCTGATGAACCACAGTTCGCTCCGACCCAACGTGCGACCCGAGCTGTACTCGGTCAAATCGAACAGGCGCTTATCGACTCACCGTCCGGGGATGGCTGTCGCCATTCGATTCGTGGCTCTTCGGGCGATCGATTTGAGCGAAGAGCTGTTGTACAATTACAATGAGCCAGACCCGAGCTGGGCCCCGGCGTAGTAGGGGTTGTAACCCGTGGCGTCGAGGGGCTCGGAATCACTCGAGGCATGGGTCGGACCGGGTCCGGAGGGCCGACCATCCACAGCCCAACCAGCGCCACCACCACCATCGCTCCGCCAGCCATCAGCTCCCAAGACATTTTTTATTATTACATATGGTCATTAAATGAACTGTGGGCTCCGAGTTTTTTCCGAAGCGTGGCTGTGGGGGGTCCCGATCGGTTTAGTGTGGGCGGCGTACCCGGCCACCCATTGGCTCCTCGGAATGCAGCGGCGGTACGCCATGCTTGAGGACGCCACACAGCGCTACATTGTCTCAAACCTGATCAAGACGGGCACGCTAATGATGTTTTCGGCTCCGCTGGTGTCGATGGTAGGCCCGCTGTTGCTCAGAGGCGAGATCCAGATGGATACCCTCCGAACGCTGGCCCCAGTCTACGCGGCCCTCGACATTGTGTCGCTATGGATGGTCCCTAATATGAAGAACACTACGCTTTGCCACCACGTCGCGGTCGGGCTCACGGCGGCGCTGATACGGTACGACAGAACATCGTGTTGGGGTCGCTTTCTGGGGCGCTCTGCGTGTACGGGCTTTTCTCAATGCTCGCGTATTTTGTCAACGGCTTTCTTGCGATGCGGTACCTGGTGTCACCCGAATCCCGCGGCTTTTTGGCGCGGGCGGCGTGGCTGTCCGGGGCCGGGTACATTGCGGTGTGCGCGGTGCACTGGCCCTATCAGCTGTGGCTGTCATACAGGCATGGGATCTGGGGGCTCCCGCTGATGATGGCGATCTTTGTGGTGGACGACATTGACCTGATACGTTACCTGTTGCAGTTTACGCTAGAAAAGACGGTGGTTGTTGTCACGCCCAACGGTTTTGCTCTAGGGGTTCGCGACAGCCTCTACGAAACGCTGGTGGACGAGCTGGGTGAGCCCGTGACCTCAAAGCACTTTGACAACAACGACCCCCGCCTGCAAAGCCTGCTCGACAAACACTACAGCCACAAGAGCGATTCAGACAAGCGTATTTATTTGGCAGAAATGTCCGGCGGGCCGGTGGAGGTGTGGTGTTTTGAAGGGGTGAGCGCCGTTCGGCGGGCGCAAAAGATACACGACACCTTTCGCCAGCGCTTTCACCACAACACGATGCACGTCTCGAATTCGGTCGAGGCCGGCGAGAGCGAGTCGTGTGAGGTGGGCTGGTTTTCGACATGACAATCATGAAATGGGGCATATTTTCACAAGAAGGGCATGTGATTGAATTTGGCACTAGTGGCGTACTGATCAATCCATGTATTGGAACTTGGCCTGTGTGAGGATGCCTGAGCGGTAGTCGCCCTTAGCGCCGTCGATGTAGTACACGATCCCGTTGTGCAGGGCGGGCTGCCATACGAGGGCGGCGAGATCGAGCCTTGTTGGTGGCATGTTCAAGCCGAGCTGAAAAAGTTTTCCCTGATTCGTCTGGACGAGGCAGCGTGGCCCGCTGATGATGGTCGGGTAGTCCTCGCCAGCGCCGAGCGGATGCTTAATTGGAATGGCCCCATAGGTGGTGATGGCCTTGCGCGCGGCGGTGACGAGGACGTCGGCGCAGATCCCGACAGAGGAGACGTTGGGGCAGAGGAACGGGGCTGTGATGGCCACAAAGTCGTACGATTGCGGGATACGCTGGTACAGGGCACAGTGCTGGTTGTAGAGAAGAACAGCGATCTTGTCACCGAAAACAGCGAAGTGCTTGATGGCGGCGTTGCAGTAAAGGATGAGCTTGTCGTCAGCGTCACTGATGTGCTCGTAGACCCTTGTGTCGACGGCGTAGTAGACGTGGCCGTTGGCGAAAGCGGCTGTAGTGGCGGCCTCGACTTTGTGCATGACGCCGCCGTCAAAGCGGCAAAAAAAGAGGCCGTTCTCGTTGAGGGCGTAAACAGCGTCATCGGTAGCGTAGAAATTCGAACTCTGTGGGTGAACAGTAGGGAGGGTGATCGTAGTATCGGCGAGATCGTCGTCGATGGTCATAACAGTCAAGGGGTTGAAGCGCGACGTGGGAGCGGCGTAGGCAACTTTGTCGCTGGAAAGGATGGCAAACGCTGCAATGATTGTGGTGACTGGCATGCTGTCTGGCAGCTCGCAGAGGATGCAGAACTGTTCTCTCGCGTTGACCGGGTCGAAGAAGACGTTGGTCTTGACGCACTCCTCGCGCACTGCCTCGATGAACGCGTGATCGTCCGAGTAAAGCGCAGCCCTGAAGACGCGCTCGCAGAGGCAGTTTATGGCGTCAATTGTTGCGCGCTTGGCGTCGATTTGGGCATTGAACAAAGCGATTTGCTCGCGGAATACCTCTATCTGCCTTACGGCGCTGTCGATTTGCGTTCGGAGGGTGCTCACGTGGACCACTCCCGATTCCGCAAACGGACCAAACAGAGACAAATGGTCCATGCTGTCGTGTGTGGGTGTGTTCTGACTCGTCCGATCCCGACGCAAGCCTAAAGTTAAAAGTCGTGACTCAGCCGGCTGAGTCATGACCCAAATCCGGCCTCTTAACAAGTCAAGTCAATAGGTTGGTTTTCCATCGGATAAAGGAGACTTGCACGACTGAGTGACACATCTAGCTGGGGCGAAAACGACGTGATGTTGCTTACCCCGCGTCAATTAGGACGTAGCCGAACAGTGCCTATGGGGATAAATGTGGAGGCGCCCATTGCGAGTTATGGCCTTGCGGAAAATACCGGGGCAGTTACCAAACAAACAGAGCCATGTCGTTCCTTGTTTGTCACAACGGATCTACCAGCCCGGGGGCCCGTCAGGCCGTCATGTTTTCTCAAAACCTCGAAGGGGTCGAGGTGAAGGAGGTCGATGTAACCAACTCGCCCAACTGGTACGGCCTGCTCGAGATGGATTCCACCGGGTCGATCCGGCTTCCGCAGACCTTTTTGATCGACAACAACAAGGTTGTGTCGGTGTACATCGGGGTCATGGGGATCAATGAGGCCAATCAGGCCCTGGCGGCCCTGTCCAGGCAGCCGCTGAGCTCGCAAAAACGGCGGCGATCCGGGCGCCCCGACCGCCCACAGGCCGGCCCCCGGGGCACGCTGTACGTGATCCACGCCGACTGGTGCGGGGCGTGCCAGAATCTGTTTGACAACCACTGGGACCGGCTCCGGTCCGAGCTTGAGGCCAACCGGATCCAGTGCGTGACCTACGAATCCAATCACGACTACAACGAGATCGCGAATCTGATGGGGGGCCCTAACCAGGTCCGTGCGTATCCCACATTTGTGGTGACCCGACCCGACGGTTCGGTCGCCACGCAGTTCCCTGGGTACGCAATTAAGTCGTTTGTGAACGACGTTGTCGGATCGCTGAATTAAAAGGGTTTAACTGGCAACTCGACTTAAATATCCGGCGGCGGTCTGCCAAGAACCATAATCCCCGACACACCCGACACACTCAACATGGCTTCCCTTGCTTTCAACGAATTCCTCCTCGACCCCACCAAATGGACCATGTCGTGGCCCCCGAAGCGCGTGCCAGGGTCCATGATCGACATGTGCTACTGCAACGACGCCAACGGCGAGAAGCCCAACATCCGGGTGGGCTTCAAAGGCAAGGAGTCACGCGTGATTGTCGACCCGTCCATCTACGATGCCAAGACCCGCGAGGTCGCGGTGAATGCGCTCCCCAAGGTTGGGACCACCTTCCACCTCCAGGACATCGCCGCCGGGACCGAGAAGGACAAGACTACGATTAAGTTCAACGTTACGCAGGAGGACTTTGAGTATTTCCAGACGCTCGACCAGTGGGCCTACAACATGCTCGAGTCGCAGACCTGGGCGGACGACGCCGTCAAGCAGAAGGCGCTGACCAACTACAAGCCGCTCGCGTCAGTGTACGACGGCCGGTACCAGGTCCGCATCAAGTACTACAACGTCCCAACCAAGTCGATACCCAATGGCACCGAGACCGTCAAGCAGATTGGCAAGGGGATGGAGGTTTGCGAAGCCACCTGCGCCGACCTGGTGCGGGGTGCGCCGACCTTCCTCAACATCAAGTGCGGCGGGGTGTACTTCCGAGGCGAAGAGTGCGGCCTCAAGCTCGACGCCACCGCTATCCGGATCATCACCGGCGAGGAGAGCTCGGCGCCCTCGGGGCAGTCCGGGTTTGACTTTGGCGACGACATGGAAACCGACCCCACCGCAAACACCAACGCGATCTCAGAGCCGTACGGCGGACCGAGCGCCAACACCGATGGGGTCGAGATGGACGGCGACGACGACGCTGCGAGCGGGGTCGAGCGTCGGGACGGCTTTGATATGCCCGAGGCCGACGACACAACCGTCGTCGGCGAGGGGGCCCAGTTCTGAGCCCCTTTACCCACTTCTATAACAACATAAACAAAAAAAACGGATAGAACTAAACGTGTTTTACTTGGTGGTGTTAGATTCACAGGCTTTCATAGGCAACTGGCGCTGGAACATTGTCGTTGCGGCCCGCCGCCGCAGGGACGCCGACCCAATGGCTCACAGGGGGACCTACCACCGCCTCATGTTGGCCCTCTTGGACGCGGAACACCCGGTCAGAGTGCGCGATGCGGCTCTTTGGGGACGGGCGGGTGTAACCGCGCAGGCCATCGGTCAGAGCTCGCATCCCGGTGTCACGGATACCCTTGCCCTTGCCAATCTTTTCGCCCTCGCGCGACTGGTAAAAGGTCCTCGTCTTTTCGATAAACTTGGCCGAGCCCCGCTTGCCCGCCATTTCCGCCAGCGACATGTTCTTGCCCACCACGCCTGGGGCCCGGCGAGAGGTACCGTCGCCTGCCATGGGGCCCATCCCGTACTTCATGCCCCCCTTGGCCATGTAAGTGTCTGAGCCAAAGTTTTGCGGGAGCTGGTTTGCGAGGCCGTCGCCGAACTCGTAGGCACCAAACCCGCCGCCAGAGGTGCCCGAAAGCATTGGCTTGGGCGGGGCCGGCCCAAAAACGTTCATGGTCGACCGGCCGCCGCTACCGCCCCAGGCAGGAGACGGTCCACCCGCCATCATGGACACCGGGACCATGGGCTCCACCATCATGTTGTCGCCCATCATGTGCGTAGCCCCCTGCTTGTGGAGGCCCTGGTCGCAGAGGGGTTTGGGCGTAGCCGCGGGGCACGACGTGGTTTTCTTCATTGTCCACATCGATGTGCAGAACCAGCCGACCAAGATCAGGCCGACCAGACACACCAGCGCGATTGTGAGTGCGGACATGACCAGTTTTACCCCTTGACACGATCAAAAAAATGGCCGGTGTCCCAACCGTCAGTCGTCGTCTTCGTCTTCCTTGACCTTTGTCCGGCGCGGTTTCTTCGGGGGAGCGGGGTACTTGAACGCGAACAGCGATTTCCCGATCAGCGCCGCCGAGACGGCGAGCAGCCCGATCGAAAGGATCGGAACCCTGCCCTTGAGCATCGACGGGGCCTTCTTGTCGAGCGATTCGGGGCCCATTACCTGGGTGAGCACCACGATGACCCCGTGCAAAAGCAAAATTAAAAAACCCACCACAGACCACAGATTGGGCATGATTTTATTTGCGATCGTCGCCATAAATTTGGAGTCATGTCACCGAGACCACCAGCCGGTAGCGCCAGATTGGCTGGAGAAAACCGAGCTTAACGTGAAATTTGTAGACCTCCCCCGGACGGGCCGCAAAGTACCGCGCCACCGCCTCGTTCTCATACATTCGAGGGAGGCTGTTCGCGGTGGCGCGCGCGCGCTTCAAGAATTCGACGACCTCCTCCTCGGTGGCTCGCACCATGTTGGGAACCATCGCGTTGCGGTACCGGTTAGTCTTGAAGAAATCGCCGGTAAATACCTCGCACCCAGGCTCGACCGCCAACGTGGACCGTGCGGCCGGGGTGATCTTGTTTAGCGCGACGACGATCATTGGGACCCGCCCTTTGTTTTCGAGCTCGGCCCGGAGCTCGGCCACCGCGTCCGCGTCAACCACGGGGTACACCACCACAACGGTCGGGGGGGCGCCATTAGCGGTGAACTCCTGGATCCAGAGCTTGTTCGTAATGGCCTCAGCGAACCTTATTGTCAGGTTGGATTCCGTTTCGGCGTACCCGCGGTCTTCCATCATCTGGCCAACCACCAACTGCACCTGGCCCAACAGGGCCGCCATGGTGACTGCAACCCCTCGTATTAATGTTTCGACTCAACACCCACAGCGATTAAAGGTTCGCAATTAAACCGTTGAGCCTCACATCTTTTTTTGGTGGTGCAACAACAGCAACAAGACCGCGAAACAGATGGCTGACGAGCCGCCGAGACTCTCGGCGCAACAGTCCGATGCCCTCGACAACGTCTTGGCGGGAAGACACACGGTGGTCACCGCGTGCCCTGGGGCTGGCAAGTCCACCGTGTTTCGGGAGGGGCTCCGCGCGATCGCGATGGCTGACCCGTTTGCGGCGGTCGCCATCATCAGCTACAACCGCGCGCTCAAAAACGAGACCGAGGCTAAAGTGACCAAGATGGACTTCCCGGAGACATTTCAGGTGGACACGTTTACCTCGCACGGGCTGCTCGGGCAGATGTATGGCTCAATCATCCCGGACGACCTCACCGCGTACCAGCTGTTGCGGGCGAGCAAGAAGAAATCGACCGCGCCGGCCGACTACAGCTTCATCTTTATCGACGAGGCTCAGGACATGTCGACGCTGACCAAGATGATTATCAACCACCTGATATCGCGGCTCCCAGCGCCGCCAGTGATGTTTGTGGTTGGCGACCTGCGCCAACAATTGTACGGCGAGATGAACATGGACCTGACAGGGTCGACCGCGCTCCGGTCGCCGTCCGAGGTATTTGACGTCCTGGGAGAGTGGCGCAGCGTCAACTTCAACCGGAGCTTCCGGTTGTCGCCCAAATCGGCCGACTGGCTGTCGACGGCGTTTCGGCTGGCTGGGCCCGACCGAATCATCGGGGCCAACACCAGGTCGGACAACGTTGACGTGTCGTACGCGCAGGAGCTCCCCGGTACGGATATGCAAGACAGGGCGCTGAACGCGATTTTGGAGCTTCTTCGAACCTACGCGCCAGGGCAGATCTTGTTCGCGGCGCTGTCGGTCGACACGTCGGGCGAGATCCGCAATGTCGTCAATAAGCTTTACAAGAACAACATCCCGGTGTACGTGTCCGACTACCTTCGAGGAACGTCGAATGGGGACGAGGCCGATGGAAAGATCTTGGTGACCACTTGTCACCAGGCCAAGGGGCTTGAGCGCGCGGCGACACTGGTGTTCCTCAAGCGGTCCCCCGGCCGAGTGGAGGGCGAGTTTGACCCGGCCTGGTTCGTCGGGATGAGCCGCCACACCGAGATGATGATCGTAATCGATGACCGCGTCAACCCGTACTTCCACATGCATCGCGGACACCCGATGCTGCCCACGGCCAAGCCCCCATACCCTCCGGGTTACCGGATGACGGCGCCGGCCAACTTGTTGGAGAGCAAGGCGATCCGCTTCACCCGGATCGGGGTGGTCCTCAACCTGTTTGAGCGGATCGCCCCCAAGATCAAGGTGGTCAAGATTCCGTGGGAGGGCGACGACCCCGTCGAGACAATCGATATGCCCTCGAACCCGGCAATCCGCGAAAACATCGGGCGGTACTACAAGGCCGCGATCCACACCCTGGCCGAAATCACAATGTTTCCCAACAAAGCGCCGCTGATCTGGGGTGAGTATAACAACTCCAACTCCAAATTCAAAAACGATGTCGGGCGGTACTTTCACGACTGGGAAAGCATCGCCGCGCGGGTGTTTTCCGGGAAGCTCGAGACGACCGGACGGGACGTCATGACGGTCGCGGCGGTGTTTGACGCGTGCAACACCGGATACCACCACCTAGTGTCGCGGTTGTCAAGACACGGCCCGAACCACTGGGTAACGGCTGACATGGAGCGGTACATCGAGACGATGGCGGAGCGGATGGTGGCTGGGGTGCACAGCCTCGGGCCGCACCCGGTCTACGTGGCTCCGCCGCAACCGGGCGTAGCCCCGGGGGACTACTACGCCACCAACCTGAAACCCTCCCCGTCGCTCATGACGGGGGATCGCGCGGTCATTGACATTGAGCTCTCCCCGCGCGAGGACGAAGCCATTAAGTTTCAACAAAAGGACCTCGACCTGTTGGTCCGAATGTACATTTTAGGGTGCACCAAGGCCCACATCGTGTTGTGCGCGACTCACGAGGTAGTCACCGTCGAGATACACGCCGAAACGATCGAGGGCTACGTTCACTCAATCTTGGAGAGCAAATTTTCCCCGCGTTGAGAAAAACGCCCGGGCTTTGCATCGCTTGGATTATCTTGAAACATTGACGCCACAAGGCGCCATGCCCGCCCGATTCATGCAATTTTGAAGTAAATGTTTAATCGCAAGGTAAGCACCAGCTCGTGGTTTGACTTGGTGGTCATTAGGCGTCGCCAACCCCGGACCGCATCGCCACGAAGCGGTGCGGCCGCCCGGTCCGCAGGTCGCGGTTGAGCTGGCGCAGCTCGATGGTCTTCTCGGTCCGTTCCTTGATCACCGCGTCGATCTTGGCGTGGAGAGCGCTGACATTGGTATCAAGCCGATCCACTAGCGCGGTGAGCGCCCGAAGCGCCGACTCCATGTTGGAAAGCCGATCGAGTATTTTTTCCTCGGTGAAATCTACTGGGTACCAGTCAGTGGGTGAAGATGTGGTCATTTCTTTTCTACCGACATGTCATTTTTTAGCGGTGTAAGAGGGTTGATCAGCGGGAACAGGATAAACCCCGGGGTGGTGAGCGAGGACAACGCCCGGAAAAACACCTCCTCGATCGGGAGCATCCCCCTGTTTGAGTCCGTCTCCGTCAAGAATTATGGCGCGAGCGGGTGGATCGGGACCGCGAGGGAAATCTTGGCCGCGATTCGATCCTTTGGGGGCATCGTTGGCTTGGTGCGGTGCAACGCCGGGACTGGGGGCTTCTTAGGGGGCATCATAATCATGGACGGGGCAAAAGCCGGGGCCGGGAGCATCTTGATCATCGACTGTTGGGCCCCCATCGTTAATTTCTTGTTTGATTCAAGGCGGCCCCTTCATTTTTTCGGTGGCGTCCGCCGCGTTCGGGACTAAACGCTTAACCTTTTATTTAAAATAACGCACCCGAGCCAACAAACGGCGTATGGAGTGCGTCGGTTGCAGAGTAACCGGCGCCGAGCGCACGTGCGCCCGGTGCAAGGCGGCGTATTGCGGGGCCCAGTGTCAGCGGGAGGACTGGAAAGCGGGCCACAAGGCGACGTGCAACCACCCGACGTGTTATATTTGCCTCGACGATGAAGACCCGGAGTCAGTCTGTGCAATGGGGTGCGCTTGCACCCGGGGCGGCGCCGGGTACGCGCACGTGAGCTGCATGATTCGATTGGTGGACGAGCAGACCAAGCACAATGCTAACCCGCTCCGTTGGACGGAGTGTTTCGTGTGCAAACACCAGTACAATGGCGTGATGCTCAACTCCTTGGTTGAGGCGTACCACGCCAAAAACCCTGACGACTTGATTTCGGGCAAGGCGATCATCATGACGATGATCCACACGTCGCGGGAGCGCGAGGCGATGAAGCTGGCGAGCCATTATCGCGACATGTGCCTGACCAAAGGCGTTCAGAAGTCCGCCGACGCTTTCGAGCTGCTCAACATCGAGGCGTCCATCGCAACCAAAAAAGCCGAGTTCTACAAGGCGGCGGAGCCTCGACTTCAGGCGTTGTTGGAACGATCAAAAAGCAAATTTGTTGCCACGCGCATCAAGCTGTTGATCGCGCAAACGCGCTTGTACCTGGCAGCGGCGGACTTGACCACGATCGAGATGATCGATTCGGTGCTCACCAGCTTGGATAACACCACCGAGATGTACTGGGGGGTTCGAATGATGGGCGCCACCGCTCGGCTGCTCCACGGAAGCCGCGACATTGGGTTGAGAGAGATGGGGGAAATACTAAAGGGGGTTCGTCGCGTGTTTGGGGCAAACCACGCCATGTACAGAAGCGCGTCCCACAACTGGAAAATTTCGCAAAACGGTAGGGCGTTGCACGAGATGGCGCAAAAAAAGATATTTCCGTTTATAATTCGTATGTAACCTAAGCCCAATGGCAATATATTTTTGATAGAAAGATAAAAAGGCCATGCTCCCCGCCGTCAACGAAATCGTGAACGCCGTCCCCACGAGCCAGACCGAAATCGGAATCATGGTAAAGCTCCCGGACTACAACGACGCCGAGGCGATGATCTTGTTGTCTGAGTGCTCCCGCAAGCACATAAATCAGGCCAAGATCGTCAAGCTGATGAAAGCCCCTGTGCACCGCGCCCTCGTGTTGCGGGTGGATCCCGATCGGGGCTACATCGATCTGAGCCTCCGCCGCGTCACTGCCAGCGAAAATGAATAAATTACCACTCACCTTCGTTGATCTCCATCGACTTGAACCCCTTGGACTTTGGCGTTGCTTTTTTCTTCTTGGGCGCCGCCACCACCGCCGTCTTCTTCTTTTTTGGGGTCTTGACCGTTGGGGCCTCGCCCTCGTCCTCTTCTTCTTCTGACTGGGCGGCGAGCGTCTTCTTTTTGCGGTTCATCTTCTTGGTGCGAATTCGGTTCTCGCGAATTTGCTTGCACTCGGCCGGGGTGGGCTTTGGCTCGGTCTCGATGTACTCTTCAAATACTGACGGCTCAACCTCAACCTCGAAATTGGGGTGTGTTGCATTGAGCTTTTCGACGGTGTCAATCGGCGAGTCGGGTCGCTTGAGCCCCCGCATGCTCTCGTTGCCCATTTTAAGAATCGCAGCCTGATCCGCCGCTGACGGGTCGGGGCGCGACAAGAATTCGGCGTTCTTGGCCTCACATTCGATCACAATTGGGTACGGGAGGAAAGGGGGCTCTCGCAACACCATGCTCTCGATCTCAGGGATGTCTGCGACCGCCCGAAACTTTTCGATCGAGATCGAACCTCCGAAGGCATCGATCGTCTGCCACGGCGGCGAAAACGGAATGCCCCGAGAATACCCAAAGATTTCGACCGCCATCTGGCTTTGCCACAGGATCCGCAGGTTGCAGTCGACCTCGCGCTGGTCGCGCAAATAACTCTTGGCGCACGGTGCGCCGCACGTCACCCCAAACACCGTGTACGCTTTGGTCTCAGTGTCGTACCGCTTGACAATTGGAATGGGCTGGGTCTCAAAGGGAAGCCGACAGTACCAACAGTGGATCGGGGTGCTCGTGGGGTAGTTTTTGCGCAGATGCTTTCCGGCGAGCCCGTTTTTTTGCAGCTGTCTGAGAGGGATGTAAAGTCGCCGCACCGGCTCGCCCTTGTCCTGGATTAGCTGGTGGGTGCACGAGATCTCCTTGGGCTCAAACATCTCTCCCCCTCCCCCGGAACTCATTAATTGTCGGATGACGCACCCAGATTTAACGGATTAGTTAGAGGTTGGATTTAATTGATCCAATCCAGACAACCCCCGAGCGGCGTATGGATGGGGTGGCCTCTCCCGCTGGACGTGACGGTCCGGGTGATCGAGGAAGTGTTTCGCGACGGGTTTGACACGACGCTTCCAGAGATTCACTCTGTTGGATCCGTTTGCGTTTTATTTTCCGAGGCGATCGCACTATGCGTGGTGGACACTATGGTGATAACGGCTAGCACGTTCTGGGCGAAGCACCTGCGCTACCGCCCTCTCCGCGCCCGAAAACTGTACTTCAACGCGGGGTATTTTGGCAAGCAAGAAGAAGAGTGGGAACAAACTATGGTTTTGGGGGTCACGCTGACCTGTGATCACCTGATCGCTCAGATGAACATTTCGCCTTACAACGACTCGGCGATCAAATTTATGCAGCGCAACATTCTGGTGACCCGCAGCGTGCACATTTATACGCAGACGAGCAACACAACACGGTCCGTGTTGCGCGGTATGAGGGTGCAACCCGCTGTTCACGAGGTGGTTGTCGCCGGAAATTCAAGCTTCTTTGCGTGGCGCCCGACTAACAGCGTGGTCAGGGAGCTGACGGTGGTGTTCCCCAACGCCACCACCGTTGCGATCGGGGCGCTCCTGATGTTCGAAAAGAGCCGAGAAAGTCTGTTTATGACGATCGGGACGGTGCTCGTCGACCGCCCTGGGGTGCTCTGCGCGGCGCAGCTCGAGGAGGCGATTCGAAAGTGGCCGCGGCTTCAGCGGCTTGCCATCTCAGGCGGCTCGCTCACCTCGGTCCACCTGTTGCGGATCGCGGCGGCGTGCATAGGGTTGCTTGAGCTGTCCATCAGCCGCTGCCCCGAGATCGACGCGGCCGCGGTGACGGACGCCTTTGACGCCCGTCCTTCACTCCATTTCATGGACCTGTCGGGCGTTGGGATCACCACATCCGAGGGTGAGCTGCTTGTGGCCACCACCGGACGGAAGCTCTTTGTTGTGTAGCGAGTGCTCGAGCTCCATGATCCGTGAGTTCATTTGACGAATCTCGGTCATGAGTTCGTCGTGATGTTTCTCCTTGGTCGTCTTGCCCCCGACCCCCCACCACATCAAGCCAAATGTGCTCGACACTATTCTCACGGTCAGCTCGAGTATCTCACCCGCTATATACACCAACACCATGCTTTACTCTTGACCCTACCGCATTAAAAAAAATGATGGTATTTTTTTACTGAATTCCCACACCGCGGGTTACCTTGCGCAGCTTGTGGCGGGACAGCCTCTGGTTTTCACAGTCTTGGCAGCGCTTGACCTGTCGGTACAGCTCGTCACGCGGAAACGACTGCCCGGGAAACTTGGCCTCGAACTGGTCGGCGAGGTGGCCCTGCGCCGCCTTGGAGACACAGATCATCACCCATCCGGCGAACTGCACCTGCTTACCCGACCTGGTAAACACTTGGTCGACCGATTTAACGTCCGAAAACTTCTTTGGACCGTGCTCCCCATCCACCGCGTGCACCGCCGCCACAAAAGGGTTGTCCTCCTCCTGGAACACACACACCTGGTTCGAGCAGCGGCTCAACGCGTCATGTCCGAAAAACTTGGCGGCGGCCGTGTGCACCGTCACCTTCCAGTTGGTTGGCTCGCCCTCGGTGATGGTCTTGTGTTGGACCGCCACCTCCCTCCCAAGCAGCGGGACGGTCGATGTGTACGTGGCGACAGAGAAAGGATGTTCGGCGGAAATTGGTGGGACCCCGACCGAAAAGGCGGCTTTGTGTCGGCCCGGGTTGACCAGCGGCTTTCGTTCCCGATTGCTCATTTTTTGAAAGGAAAGGGACATCAAAATTTTGATGACACGGTGTCAAGTACACACGAATGGGGGATCCGATCGACCCGGTCGAGTTGGCCGCCAGCGTCATGATTCCCAGTACCGACATCGGTTCGGGCAAGTTTGCGGCCAACCTCGACATTGCGTCGATCAAGTCGGGCGGGTCAGAGCTGATGAAGTCCCCGGCGGGCCAGGTGGTTGGGGTGTTTTTGGCCATCGCCGTGGTGTTGACGCTGGTCCGCCCCGGGTTTGTCAAGAAGAGACGGCGGCCCGGGCAGGGCGAAAACGAGGACACCCCGACGTCGTACTCATCGATCGCGCTGTACGCTATCCTCTTCACGCTTCCGCTCGGGCTATACATGGTGGCCCCCGACTTTGTGTCCAGCTCGATTAAATACGTTCGGGAGGCGGTCAAGTCGGCCAGCAATAAAACGGCCGCGGCCACAGACACTTAAGAAATGGCGGACGTGGACGACATTGCCATTCAAAGATGGAGCAACGCAGTCGGGCATGCGTTGTTGAAAACCGTCACATTGTCCATTGGTGGCGGTGGCCCCGACTACTGGAGGTGCCTCAATTGTTCTAAGCGTCACGACATCAACAACAAACCCCACACGTGTGGGGCCGAATACCAGTGGTTCAGGGAGGACCTGGTCAAGGAGATTTACGAAAGACATATGCGGATGTTTCCGGGGTTTGGTGACCAGCCATGGGCCGCGGTTCGGGGCACTGATTGCCTTTGCCCTAGGTGCGAAAGCTGGCAGCCCGAAGAAATGGATGATTGCCCCATGACTGTCGACGAGTGCATCTCCAACAACTTTGACGTGTACGAGACAAAAGTGTGCACCCACACCAATTTTGAACGCCAAAGGAACGAGGGGCACGTGATTGATACATTGTCATCGAACTACCTGGCCGCGTGGAATGAGCTCGTACAAAAAGAAAACACACATGGTGAATTACCATGAAAAGAGAGTTGAGTGACCCCATTCACAACGCAGACCATGTGCGCAAACGGCTCCGCAAAACTTCAATCTAAAAAGAGTTAGTATATTTTGGGGGGGTCAGCTCATAGCTAGCTAGCTGTTGGGTGATGTCGGATCTAAAAAACAATAAAACAATTACATTTAAAAATTGGAGCTCATGTCAACTGTCCAAGTCACCAAAGATCAGGGTTGGACGGAGGTCGCTCTACACACTCATTGGTGCTCGATTGCCTTTCAGTTTCAGGAGAGAGAGACGCCGATGTGCACAATTTTTGTCCAGGGCGGGCCACAGTGCATGGGTACCTTTGAGTTTGGGCCGTATCCCTTTGTGCGATCCGGAAGCAGCCCGCTCAAGGTCATTATTTCCGACGAACACGGCGAAATCACGGACAAGAACGACGAGCTTGCAAACGCGCTCCTGGAAGCGGGGTGGACGGGCTAACACACTGGCCATAACGCGAGTCGGGGGTCCCGCAAGCGCGAGATCTTTTCCGTCCAAGTGATGGTCCGACACGATCTGAACTTTCATCGAGATTTGAGGGTAGGGTTTGTAAAAAAAGGAAAGCCATAAAACAGGGGGCACACGAAGCCCATGATCAACAAAATCGAGGCGACGCTAAGGAACTTGGGCACATGTACATTCAAAACGCCCAACCAGACTATGCTAACTCCTTGTGAGCCGATCCAAAGAAAACATGACATTGTCAATCGGATGGTTCTCACATCAAGTTTCTCGATGCGGTCAACTCTCTTGACAGGAACCACAGATACGCTTGGATTAGTAAATGATTTATTCAGGGTCGTCGTACGTGGGCGAGTAGCTGGGCAAAGTGGGCGCATAGCTGGGTGAATCGGGCGCGTAGCTGGGCATAGTGGGTGAGTAGCCGGGCGAATCGGGCGAAGTGGGTGAGTAGCCAGACGTGTTGGCAAGCGGGGGCGAGTCAGGGCCGTCGGTTGGGGAGGGCGGTCGGAAGGGCGAGTCAGGGTCGTCGGTTGGGGAGGGCGGTCGGAAGGGCGTGTCGCCGCGGGCCTCGGAAAGCCTGGCACGGAGGTCCACCACCATCGCTCCGAGCCGTTCGATCTCGCTGTCGCGGGCCACCTCTCCGTCTTCCATGTCACTGATGTCAAACAGCGCGCTCCGTCCCGTGTTGACCGTCCGCCACATCCGGATGCACAGTGGGTTCTTCTTGCACTGCGCAATGTGCGCCATCAGTTTGCCCTGCTCAACTCCCGGGCACATCTTGGCGACTGATCGCGGGCACATCAACTCGTGGTCCTGAAGCTCCTCACAGGCCTCCTTTTTGGCGCGGTCCTGGTCGCGGAGCCCCGTCTTTTTGTCGAGGTGCACTGGAACCACCACCTCAAATTTGCACCCGACGTGCTTGCACTGAAGCCTCATGAATTCGGGATCTTGCATGAACCGGGACACGGGCTCATGCACCGTCTGAAACACCTTTTTGCAGCTTGGGCACAGGCACGCCTTCGCCGACGAGTCCGAAGCAAGGTCGTCGGTGCCCACGCTGTACCGGAGCGGTGTCGTCATCCGGGTGTGGCACGTGATGCATATCGGAATTGCGCACCCGACACACTTGCGCTCGCACAACTTGTCCTCCTGGCACACGATACACGTCCGCGAGTGCGCCTTGATGCAAGCTTCGTCAGCCGCCACCTTGATCCGGATTGTTGCCACGAAATCGGCCTGTCGCTTGCCCTCGGCCATCCCTTTGTCCCAGATCAAGGCCTGGGCCGTCGTCATCTTGCGGCCATTGACGAGACGGGGTCGCTTGGGGCTCCTCCCCGCTTCAGCCTCCGCCATCCTGATCGGACGGCGGTTGTGGTGGGTTAATGCGGGGTAGTGGGGAGGGGTGGATTAATGCGGGGGAGGGTTAACAGGCCAAGGAGAACCTTGGCATAGTCATACCCACCAACGATGCTTAGCAACCCTAAGGTTGGGCATGCTCTTGTCAAGCTCGACCAAGATGCGTCCCCGACCAAGCTGTTTGCCAATACCGAAATGTTTATGGAACACACAAAGAAGGTCGAGCACGTTCCAGTGACCGGGAGCGACGTGGGTGATGGCAGCCCCACCGTCGATCTCGGGTTTGTCGACGCCGCTGTGCTGGCCTACAACCGCCACCACGGGCTGGTGTGGCGGCCCGATGACGTGTGGCAGGCCATCGTGACCCAGCTGTCGTTCTACATTCAGAAAAACGCCGAAGCGCTTCGGGCCAGGTTCGTTGATCACGATGGGCAAAAGGAGCTGGTGGTCTACTCGTACGGGACGCTGTTCACCGCGCCGTGGGACGCCATCGCGAAGCTGTTCCTGAAAGAAATTAAAAAACACATGAAAGATCCGTCCGTCACAGCGTGGATCACCCCGGACTTTACCACCACCACCGACACGGACCGGGTGGCGGCGTCGATCGCGGCGATGGCCACCTTTCAGGCGTACTTCAGCTTCACGTGCCATATTATGTGCGGGCTTCCGTCGGTCGAATTGCTTGGGACGGAGGAGGATTGGCTTAAGTTGGCCGAGAGGGTCAAACGGATCCCCGAATTCGACGCGGGCGACGGACACCTCAAGGAGTGGGCCGAGATGCTCGGTCCGGTTATCGACGAAATCGTAGCGACCAAGCAGGGCAAGTCCAACATGGACTGGTGGCAGCGCATTGCCAACTACGAGGGCGGCGGATCGGGTCCGACATACATTTCCGGCTGGATCACCGTGTTTGCGGCGTTCAGCTGCACCGGCAAATGGCAAGGCCACCAACGCGAGATCGAAGATTGGGACGCCACGGTCACTTCGGACTGGCCTATTATTGACACGGAAGATGTTCCCAATGGCGTGCTCGTGGTTCCGGTGAAGATCGATGACAACGGGATCGCGCTCTACAACGGCTTGCTTGCGGCTGGGCAGGTCGCCTCGAGATTGGTGGGCGACGGAACCAAGCTGGCGCCGCGCACTGACTGGGCCCTATACGTTCCCAAAGAAGAGCTTTCACAGTAGTAAATTTACTCAATGTGCATGAGCTCTAGTATAATGAACCAGAGCTCGGCGGGCAGGCGGGGCAAAAGGAAAGATCCCAGACTTAAATTCGTGCGATGCTCAACTAACATGATCGTGCGCGCGCGCTCCTGGATGTCGTCTTCGAAAAAACGGTGGCCCCCAGGAGTCCACCACGACCTCAAGCCACTAAAGTCCGGGAGGGACTTGATGTACTCGTTGGTAAGAAGGTGTCGCCCTGACATGAATGGGGTGCTCTCGTGCAGCTTGTGGTGGAAAAACGGTGCGTGTGGAACCCCGCCATCCCGCTGGACCTCCATCACGTGACCGCGGTCGCGAACCCTCGGTCGACAGCCCTCAGCCACTCGCATGCCCACGATCTCTGGGTCGCCCGACGCCACCGCCCGGAACCACTTCGACCAGCCTACAGTGTTCTCGACGTCGTCTATCTTGGGGTTTGGATCGCATGGTGGAATCTCATCTGCGTTGAAGTACACCCATGTGTCGAGCGGCTCCCTCTTGACGCCGCCGCCGCCCCCTCTACTGCAAAGTAACGTGGCGGCGCAGCGGGTCGAGATTTTGATCTCCCTCTGATAGAGCTCGACCATCCGCTGGGCGACGCCCTCATTCTGGCTGTCAATGGCGATCTCGATGGGCGTGTCTTTGTTGAAGTCAGGGGTGTTGATCAGGTCCAGAACGAAAACACCGCTCTCAATATCGACAGGCGAAAAGCAATCGACGTTCTGCCTGTCGGCAAGGTAGTGGTTGACGTTCCGCCCGTCGGCCGCCTGCGCCCGCAGGTTCAGTCCCGAAAAGGTCTTGGTTACCCGAGCAAGGTGCTCGGGTGACGAAAACACAAATGGTGCGGCCAGCCACCATATGGGAAATTCAACCCCCTTGCTGTTGATCTCCGTCTTGTTTAGGTCGATGCCCTCGGCCCACGTGACTAGTTGGGCAGAGTGCACGTCCCCACTGGCCGCGAGCGTCACCAAACACGCCGGGTGAAACCACGGGCCAGCCCCAAACCCGTACAGGTACGTCGCCGCCGCGCGCACGACCCGCGTGTCCAATCTGAACAGCTGCGCTGCCACCTCTTCGTTGACCAGGCGGAAGTGGATTACCAACAGCGTCATCACCGTCGATTTGCATTTGGTCAGGGCCAACGCCAACGACCAATGATTGACCACACACTTGTTGAGCGCCGCTAACACTTCCGCATACGCAGTTGACATTGGCCCCTCACGATCGGCCTCGAAGCACTTGTACATCGCTGGCCAATCCGGCATCGTGTCCCGGTTGTGGCCCCCTCTCCGCCCACGCCAACTAAAATGGATCGGATTTCAGAGGGCTGAGTCATCGTTCCCGATTTGGAACTTGATGTGTCATCGTTCCCGATTTGGAACTTGATGTGTCATCGTTCCCGATTTGGAACTTGATGTGTCATCGGGTCAAGTCATGACAATTAATGTTGTTTTAAGTGCGGGTGGTTGGTGCCAGACTCCGTGATAGACGTGGCCATGAAGATGATCAACCTGAAGCACCCTGCCCCAGGTGGTGTCGTGCACACCATCGTCATCTCACCACACGACCACACCGCCAAGCTGGTCCATGATCCAACTCTGGGTGTCAGGCTGGTCCACGACAGTCGGGACTTTGGGCCATACTTTTCGCTCCAGCTTGACGGTGCGCAAGAGCCCGAGAAGGGGTCGGCCGCTTGGCACATGTTCTCCGGGCTGCGGGTGTTCGCGGCCCTGATTCTGACGCGCAAGCACGTTTGGGAACTGGTCGGTAGCGGCGGCGAGTTTCTCGCCGTCCAGCGCGATTCCGACAGCTCCAGGCTCTTCAACTTGTTGGTGGCGGCTCGGGCCCCCCTTTCGGAGGCTCTGTACCCTTCGCCGAACCCGTTTGATCTCGAGGGGGTTTTGGACGAAGCGGAGCGGCTCGAGACTAAGGCTCGCGTCTATGGTGTGGTCAAGCCAAGCGACGCCGCCTGTGAGGCCCGTCGCATCGCCGACTACGCCTGGGATTACGCCGCGTTCAACGAGGAGCTTGAGTCACAGAAATGGCGGTACCTGGCCCCAGGGACAATGATGAATCACGCGCGGGCAGGGAAGCGGCGCGCGATTGTTGGTTCCCGCAACATCAAGGCGACCAAGCCAGGTCGAGCTTGATAAAGCGGGGCCAAGCCACTCTTGTTCTATCGCAGTATCTGTGTCCATACATAAAAGATAATCTTCTTAATGGCGCGGACGTTGAGGCGTTTGAATCTAGCACAACAGAGCATGCATCTACGCCAAGCGCAAGCCCGGTGTTTAGTTTTAGTAATAGTTGTGGCGGCAATCATGAACGATGACCCAATAATTACCGCAATTCCAACAAAATGAGTACCCACACTGGGAGCACGTCATGTGCGCGCATCCCATAACCCTATAAATGGCTATCCCACACGTCGGGCAGGGCTTTTCCCCTCGGCTGAGCTCTGGCTTCTTCCACGCTGCGACAGAGAGCCGCCACTTGGCCAGCGCGTCGTCCTCGCAGGGCATGAGATCGACGGTGCGCTTGGGCGCGTCGCAGCACGCCCACGTCTGCTTGGCCGGGGTAGATTCGACCCACAGAGTGGCGCACACAGCGCACGTGTACTTATAGCAGCCTTTGTTCTCGTGGCGTTGCATCCAGATGGCTGGGTTGTCACATATCGAACAATGGCGACCCCTGAGCCCCGTGCTTAACGATTGAACGTTGCGAATCAATCGACCAACAATGACTCGGAGATAGGCACATCCGTTGACGACATGCTCGAAACAGTAGACAACTCGGGTCTTCGTAGTCACAATCACCCAAATAAGAAAAGATAAAACAATGTGCGCCGTCATTATGGTCATTATGAAGGTGGATCCCACAACAGCGAGAGCCGAGATGACCATCAGGATCTGCTCGTAAAAGGTCTTCACGAAAACCATGATGGTGTAAGTCAGCGCGGCCGACTTACACATGTTGACCACATTTGTCACGGTCATATTCAGGGCCCCCCGCCGAGCCCGCATTTCTTCCTGGCGCTTTCGCTGCTTTCGCTGCTTTCGCTGCTTTCGCCACCCCCGGTTGCCCCAGGCCATCGCACTCAATATATATATATATGTGGTTCTGGGGGATTAACAAAGAAACAAGAACCAAATAGATTCACATGACTCAGCTCATGTCGACGTGGTCAAAAGCGTTTAATCGATGGGTAAACGACGTTGTCAACGAAAACTTCAAAGGGGGGCAAAGGTGTTTGGTCAGGCAAGCTCATTGATATTCCCACAAATTATCTAAAAGCGAGCTAGCATCTGTTCTCCATCTTCCACCCGACAGCGTAACCCGTGGCGTCGCGCTGTATCGCCCCACCCTTGAACGTGGTGACCGGGCCAAGCCCCTCAAGGCAAGCCCTTTCCCCCAGAAACGAGTGCTCAATCACGTTGCCCTTGAGCCCATGACCGAGCGTCGCGATCTCGTGCCCCCCGACCACCATCGTCGGGCACTTGCACCCCTCCTCCAGCGCATACGAGTAAATGGCCTCAACCCCGTAATGGTGCTCGCGCTTCCCGATCTCGTGCGGCCGCTTCCACACGCCGCCGATTCGGATTGGGTGTGTTGGTGTGATGCACAGCCCCTGCGACATGGTAACAAATTCGCTGTCGGGCGCTAAGCCCTTGGTGATAACAACGTGCGTCACCGTGGCCTGCCCCCCATTCCCGGTGCGCACCTTGGTCCCCGGCGTGACCTCGGGAGCGTGCACCACTCGGTCGTTCCCAAGTACCACGAGCGACGTGTTGGTTACGCACGGGTTGCTCGTGGCGTTGATCCGCTGGCTGCTCCCAATGGCCTGTGACCCCGGCCGCACCGCCTGGACCCTGGCGTCAGGTGCGGGGGGCGTGAGCCGGTTGAAGATGCGCTCGCACCGGTCGTACTCTTCGGCGGCGGCGGCGTCAACAAAGATATACATCCCGCGATCCTTGAAGTTGCCTCGGCGACGAAGCTGGTACGCCCGAATTAGCGCGTTGAGGTACGGCCACCCCCCACTTCTCGGCGTACTCGGGCTGAAACGCCGGGTAGATTTGCGACTCGAGGTCGATTTCGAGACCCGGAATCAACGGTCCAATCGGGCCGAGGACGGCGCGCGCGATTCCTGGGTCGGGTCGCCTAGCCCGCACCAGCGTCTCGAGTTCATTGACAAACCGCTGGCACGCCCGGCACCACTCTGGGTTGAGCTCCACCGGCGGTGTGTTGATCGCAACCATCAGGTTGGTAAACACGGTGCCCACAAACCCAACGTCAGGGATAAAATTGAAGACGCCGCCGCCCATGTCAGCGAGCTCAATCAGCTTGAACGGGTCCACTCCCATCCCGCTTCCGTAGGAAGGGCCGGTCATCCCAAAAGCAATCGTGTGCAGCGTGGCCCGCAGCTCATCCGTGTCAAAGAGGGTCGTCATCTGCGAGTTTCCGACCGTCTCGGACCCGTCAGTGAGCAACACAATGTGCACGTCCGTGTCGTCCGCGGTGATACAACCATTGGCTTTGTCGAGCCCGTCCCTAATGTTGGTCGCACCATCTACTTGTACGGCCGCCAGCGTTCTCTTGACCCAGTCGCCAGTCGTTCCCGACACGCGCGCGCGGTTGATCAAGACGCGGGCGGACGAGCCGTACACGATTAGTGAGATGTTATCGTTGGGCATCAATGTCCGCGCGACAAACTCGCCCCCAAAGAAGACGAGTTGTGCCCGCGTGTTGGCAAATTCGGTGCCCGCCATCGCAACGTTCTGACCCATCGACGTGGAAATGTCGAGCACCAGAATCAAGTGCTTGCCCCCCTCCGCGACTCTTATATGAACCACTTTATCGAGGCCGATCCTGCGGCCCGACCGATCGCTGCATGCGCTGCCCGCGCTCCGGGGGTCACTTGGCCCCCAGAGCGGTAATCTACTATTATCGCCTTGACCGCCAAATTTGGAATCATGACGCCGTTGAATCGCACGTTGGTGGCCGGGAGGAGGTCGTGACCCGCGTCGATCCACTCTAGGAGCGCAACCCGCTCGTACGTGATGCCATCGTTGGCAATCACCGGGTCATCAAACAGCTCGAGCGTGATTGGGCACACTAGGTTGGGGGGGAGGGAGTCGGTCATAGCTCGTTGATTCTGGCGCGGCTCACCCCCAGTTAACATCCATCTCAAATCGGATGACTCATTAAATTAACACAATGATTGTCGGTCAGGCTTGGCAAAGGAAACCACAACCCCAACAAAACCATGGCCGATGATAGGACTATTGCGGCGATAAAGCTGAGCGAGATTGTGTGGCCGCTTATTCGCCGCATCTACAAGGCCCCGATCAACCCGGATTCAGTCGTTCTGGACACTCGTGGGAGGTACGTCGCTGGCCGCGATATGCGCAAGGGGGACACGGTGACACTGGTTCCAATCGACGGGGTCAACATTGCAGGGACCATTTTCTTTGTAGACGGCGATGCGAGCCACGAGAGGGTCGCCAAATCGACGCGGGTCCCAGTGCACTGCGGCCCGGTGAGTGAGTTTGTGGCGTTGGGCAAAGACGAGGTCGACGAGAGCGACTGCACGCTGGTGGGCCACCTGTTACCCCATGGTGGGCGGCGGATCGACAAGTTTCGCAACGTTAGCGCCATCACGTTTGACACGATGCGCGAGCTGATCACGGGGTACTACAAGGAGGTGGCCAGGTGTTGCAACTGCGCCTACGTCCAGCGGAACGGTGTCATGACCGTCGTAGCGGTCCGCGACATCCCCAAGGGGCAGCGGCTGGTGGTGGCGCGCGGGGCGATACCCACTATTTTCGAGAACAAGTCGCGGGACGCCGAGACGGTGATGTTGCTTATGGTGCAGTCACTGAATGACGCGTTTATTGGCAAGCTCTGGGAGACCCCCGGCGTAGCCCCATTTTTAGATTGTGAATAAACAAACAAAACACGAGTGAGAACGGCGGTTAGAACGTGGCCTCGAAGCGCGCCTTGTGAGTAGAGGGCGCGCCATCCTTGCCCCACGACGCCATTTGGTAATCGCCCACACGGGCTTCGAAGAAGTTGGTGTGAACCTCGCCCAGCGAGATCGCTTTCATCCATGGAAACGGGTTAGTATCGTGGTAGATTTTGGGGTGGCCCAGCTCATCTAGGAGCCGGTCGGCCACGAATCGGATGTACTGCTTCATTTTCGTTGAGTTCATCCCGATCAGCTCGACCGGGAGCGACTTTTCGCAGTAGTCGCACTCGATCTCGACCGCCTCTTGGAAGATGATCTTAGCGTCCTCGTCCGACATCTTGGTGTTGCACAGCTTGTACATCATGCATCCAAAGTCGGTGTGCAGCCCTTCGTCTCGCGAGATCAGCTCGTTTGAGTGCGTCAGCCCGGGCATCAGTCCACGGTGCTTGAGCCAGTAGATGGCGCAAAATGACGCCGAAAAGAAAATGCCCTCGGCGATCGCAAACGCCAACACACGGTGCCCGATGGGCGCGGACGACTTGTTGTACCACTTGAGCATCCACCGGGCCTTGGCCGCAATCTCCGGGATCTCCTCTACCGCGTTGAGCAGCCGAAGCCGCTCGGTTTCGTCCGAGATGTACTGAAACAACAACTTCGAGTACATCTCAGAGTGCACCACCTCAATCATCGCTTGGAACGCGTAGAAGCTCTGGGCCTCGCTAATCGTGATCTGCTCCAGGAAGTTGTTCGACAGGTTTTTTGCGACGATCTTGTCCGACGCCGCGAAGAACGCGAGCACGTGCTTGATGAAATGGCGCTCATTGTCGGTCAGCCCCGTCCAGTCGGCCATGTCGCTGGCCAGCTCAACCTCATCCGCGATCCAATAACTCTTTACCGCCTTGACGTACATGGCGTAAAGGCTTGGAAAGCGAATGGGAAGAAAGGTGAGCTGATCGTGCTTCGGATCACAGATGTCAATCCCCATCTTCTTGACTTGACCGGACAGGACCCCAGAAATTTCTCGCTGGAGTGGTCGGCCCTTACGACAGGTTTTGCACAACAATAAACCCATCGCCGTCATGTCCACGGCTTAACGCGTGTCAAAAATTAATGCGGAATCTGATTCTGGTCCGATTCGCCCCCAAACCGCCCCCAACCGAGGGACCCATTGGTCATGGTGTGGATCCAAAGACAATCGTGACACCCACCCCCTTCTACACCTTTCGATAGATCGAGCCACCCTCGAAAAATTACTGCGAGACACTTCTGTTGTCACGTTAAACAATTTATTTTGTTAGCCTTGCTCTGGCTCAGACGCATACAGCCCGGCGATGAATCCCGAGATTTCGCCCCGGGTGCGATCAAGGTTCTCCGCGTAAACCCGAAGCTTTTCCCGCATTTTGTCGTCCCGAAGCAAAATCCAAGTCGCCTTGGACACGCCGCGCGGTGGGGGGTTGGTCTTGTTGTTCTGGGGTGGGTGGAGGTACGCCTCGACCATCATTTGACCCCGTCCACTCATCGTCGGGTATGGCGTTTTAACCAGCCACAATGAAATCGTGCCTAAGCGATGGGATCAATGGACCTCCACAGATCGCAAATCATGTTAAAATAATGCGACATGTCGATGTGTCCCTCGTGTTCTTTCCCCATGATTTCTTTGTACCATTTCTGTTCGTCATCGGGCTTCTTTGCCAGAGAGTAGCAGATGGGAGCAGCGGGGTCGTTTGATCCCGCCTTGAAAATAGGTGTGTGCATAACGAGCCTGAACGGGCTCCGTAGAAGGCCCACAATGTCATCATGGCTAAGCGTTGTCTGGATTCCCGGGAAGACCACCTCGGGTCGCGACAGCATTTCTGAGGTTATGAGGAGCTTTGTCGAGGGCTCGACGCCAAACATCTCGGCGATGGCCCTCGACACCTTGTTCTCCACGTCCTTTCCAAGCCCCCCGTCGTAGTGGGCATCCAATCCGCGCGTCTTGTTGTGGCGCCGCAGCTCGCTAATAACAAAGCTGTACAGGGTAACGTCCTCGCCGCCCAGGGTCCTCGCATCGCCGAGACGAACCTGTTTCAGGCGCTGGACAATCCCGTCGACCGCTTTGTTGCTCACCCCTTTGTAAAATCGGAACGCGTCGGAATCCTTCCATGTACCCGGAGGCAAAAACTCTGCGAAAACATGCTCATCGTCCTTGAGTTTCTGGAGCGTCTTGCCAAACGCATTCCAGCTGAAGATCGTCTTGTTTTCAGCCCCCTTAGTGAGCGTAACCAGAATGGGATAGTGGTCGCTGGCGATTTCCTCGCTCATCAGCGCCTTTCCGACAAGCTCAATGGACCCCTTGATCCCTTTGACATCATTTTCGTACAACACCGCGAAATCAATGTTCTTCTCGGCCACCTCAAACGCCTTGCCCAGCTGCATGTTGTCAGCGACGCCCCGGACTTTGGAGGTCGTGGGCTTTTCGGATTTGAGGACTATGGCCCTATCGCCGAGCGCCTTGCTGACCTTTGTTGCGTCGGTGTTGAAGTCGCCGATAAACAACACGGCCCTGTCTTTTCTGCCCTCGACGTAGTGGTCCATGATCTCCACGGCCTTGTCTGGGTCGATGCTACTGCCCAGGTGCACCGGGACCACCTCGACTAAACCTCCTTCAAAAAGACGCCAGTCGGGGTCGGTTGGCTGCCTCGTGATGTCCAGATCGCCGGTGTTGGTCACGTGGTGCACCCCAGCGCCTTCGAGGTGCGCTCCCTCGGGGGCAAACTTGAGGTCGGCTGGGACCTTTTGGACAAACTCTTTTTGAACCATTTTGACGGTGTCAGTGGTAAGCGCATTCATCCCGGGGTCAGCCAGCTCCTGTACGATTTCGCGATAAACGTACGCCACCGCTCGCATGTACACCGCAAGCGCGATCCCGCGAGCCAGCTTGCCCTCTTCTGGGTTAAGCCTGGCAACAGCGGCCTCAAACTCTGCTCTGTCCACCCGGGGACACTGCGCGACGGCGGGTGGGGGGCATGGAGAAGCAACAGAGGGCCCGGAGCATTCTGGACGCTCGGAGGGATCGGGGCACTTGGGGAACTTGAGCGAATTGCCCATGGGTTTTTTTTTTACTATTGCACGCCCGCTAATTATTTTTTGTGCTTGGTAATCATGTCAAGCAGCGAGCGGGTTTTGACCTTTGCGCACGTGCGCTTGGGAGGCGCCGCTGTCGCCGCTCCCCCGGCCCCAACCCGGATCTTTCGCTTGCGGTCCGCCCGCCGCTTTTCGTCACTGATCGAGAAAAACTTGGCCATGTGGTCCCCTTGCTCTTGCAACTCCATCTCGTGGATGTACACCGCAAACAGGTTCTTGACAATTTCCGCCGAGACAAACGGCTTGACAAACTTGACCACCGAGTCCTTGACCTTCTTCTCGAGGTACAGCTTGACGTCGATCTTCTTCATGTTCTTGGCGCTCGACCCCACCACCGTGGGGGTCTCGACTCGGTCCGACGCCAGCCGCTTGGTGGGGTCAATCACGTGCACGTACCAGACGGCGTCGCCCGGCCCAAAGGTGGCCCCGGTGCGTTCTTCGATAATCCGCGCCATCGTCATGTGCGCGGCGTTTTCCTTTTTCGAGTTGAGCTTCCCGATCCGCTGGCAGATCTTGAAGTCCTCAACGGGCAGCGACCGCGACAACATGGCCTCGCAGTGCTCCTCGAGCGCGATCAGAAACGCCTCGCCCACCGCCTGGCGCGACAGCTGGCGACACTGGATCACGATCTTGGTCATGAGCCACATCAGCTTGGTCAACACCGCGGGCTTGTCGCGGCGCTTGGTGGCCAAACCCTTGTAGTCGATTTCCCACTCGCCGCCAATCTTTTGCAACATGTAGCTCAGGTAAAACTTCTTGCCCAACAGCAAGTACGGCTTGCACACCTTTTCCACCTCGAGCACGTGGATGTTGCGGCCGCCGCCGAGCGCCTTCGTGGTGACGTGCGTGGCAAACTCGTTGACCCGCGCAAACGCCTTCTCGAGGTCGGGCTCGCAAAACTTGATCATCACGCTATCCGTGTCCCCGTAAATCACCTCGAACCCGGCCTCGCGGGCCTCTTTGGTGGTGATCATGAGCGCCCGCCGCCCCTGCGACGTCACCGCCTCGGCCACCGCGCAACACCACATCGCCATCACTCCGTAGAAACTGTTCATCGAAATCTTGATCGCCATCTGGCGGGCTTCGTGGAGCGCCTGGTTGCCCTTGTCTGTCTCCATCAGTTTTTTGTACACCTTGCGCATCTTTTTCATCGTTGACAGGAGCAGCGGGACCACCCCCTGTTCATAAGGCTCAATCGGGTTTTGCACAAAATAGTGCACGTTGGTCGGCGCGATCGCCGGGTCATCGCGGTGCTCCTCCTCCTCGTAAATCTCGATCGGCCGCACGTCAAGCCCGGGCAGGTCGGGCGGGTCGGCGTTGTCCCCACTGCGGCCGCACAGCGCCTTTTCGACCGCCGAGTCCCCGAGTCGCCCTGGAAGCCGGATTGTCGTTAGGCACATGTTGTCCTCCATCATCACCGACGGGTACAGGCTGGCGAAATCGCACACAAACACGTTCTTGTCCGAGTTGTACATCTGGCGTAGCTCTTTGGGCAGCCTCTTGATGATGGCGCTCACGTCTTCGTCGAGGTCGTTCAGGTTGATGTACGCGCCGGTGGGCTCATCAATGTCCTTGTCCGCCATCCCGTGCACCCCAACGGCGGGGTCAAGCACGCAGGCGCCCTTGTACTTGTTCTGTTCGTAGTACAGGTTGTTGAGAAACCGCCCCTGCTTCTTGGCAAGCGCGGCGTACTGCGCGTGCACCTTGACCGACTGCCCCGAGTTGATGACCTTGTCGAGCGACGTATGGGTCAGCGTGGCCATCGCGTTGAGGTACCCGTAAAAATCCTCGCTGATCAGCATCCGGTTCATCAGCTCGACGTCCTGGACGCAGTAGTGCCCGAGGTATTCAAGCTCCTCCTTGGTCCCGAAGTACCACCGCCGAAAGATCTCGGTGTGGTTCATCGGGAGCTTGTTGGTCCCGAGCAGCTTGTTCGACAGGTTGTCGAGCGAATACTCCTTGGCCTTGTACTTGGTTACTCCGTTCATTGACATCTGGATGAACACCCGGAGGTCGAGCCCAAACCGCCCGGTGACGCTGTGCGAGATCGACATCCCGCGGTCGCACGCCGCGACAAACGGCCATATCTTGGACCGGTTCCCGCGTTCACCCACCTCGATCTTGCCCCACACCTCGGTGATGATCCTCCCCATCCGCATAAACCGACACTGTTCGGCGAGTCGGTCGTTGCCAATCAGCGTGCGGACCCGAGCCAACACATACGGGATGTCAAATGTGTCGCCGTTGAACGCCACCCCGCCGTCGATGTCAAAAATCACCATTGCGTCACGGAGCGCCAAGAGCATCGACAGCTCGTTCTCGAAAAAGATGACCACGTACTCCATCTCCTCCTTGAGCTGCGTGTCCATGTACTTGCGGGGAACCTCGGTCTTAGCTTTGGCTAGCTTAACGTCCTCCTCGGTCTTGGCCAGCTGAAACAGGTACCGCTTCAGGAACGGCGCTGGCTCGGTCTGCGCCACGGTGAACCCGATCATCACCGTCTTGTGCGTCTTTATCGTCGGGTTGGGGAACTTGTCAATCTCCTTCTCAAGGTACTCTTGGATCTCCTCCTTGGACCCTGGAACCGCCTCAATGTCCCACAGCCCCGACCGCATCGGGGCCATGTCGTTTGAATCGGTTACGATCTCGAGCACCTGACCGACGCTCTTCAGGTTGATCTCATACGAAGTCGAGGCCACTCGGATCGCCGCTGGCGCGTTGGGGATTGTGACCCAGGTGCCTGGGCCAATGTCGGTGTCAACCGAGAACTTGAGATCGGCGGGAAACCGGTTCGTCATCTCGTGCAAATCGATTGGGACCCCGCCGTCTTGACGCGACTGCGCCCGAAACTGCTTGACCGCCTCGTAGTACGCGTCGTCGGTCACCGCCTTGATCTCCAGGAGCTTGTAGATCTTGGGTGCCCGCGGGTCATTCTTGCTGCTCTTCCACCCGAAGCTCCGCGGCTTCTTCAACACCTCGGCGCTGATGTCCGAGGTCGGGACCTTGCCCATCATCGAAAGCACCCGATCCATCAGCCGATCCGTGTCGCACCCTGGTGGGACCTCAACCAGGAAGCTCCGCGGGTGTTGGATCTTGCAACACACCGACTCGCCGTCAATGGTCCGTCCGGTCAGGAAGATGGCCGACAGCTTTCGGTGGGTCGAAAACGGCTGGATCGCCTTGAAGTAATCGGCGAGCGCTTTGTCGTCGGCGAGCCATGAGAAGTCGGTCGTGTCAAACCTGGGGACCCGTTGCCCGGGCTTGGCTTGGTGGGTGATGGCCCCGACATGAATGTCCTTGACCTGGAACCGCACCGACCCGTCGAGCGGAGGGGGTGTTGGCCGCTTGAACATCCGGCGATTACCACGACGCTTTTAACGTCGGCGTGACGCTTGAACAAATTGGCGCATTAACTTCATTAATGCGATGGCCGCTACATGGGACGAAGCTTTGTACCGTGCCAATGTGGCCCGCTGCCAGGCGCTGGTGGGCGAAGTTGAGCGTCTCCGCCAAGAGATTGACGGGCTCGAAATGTCCCGCGTTCTTCCACCAGAGGATCCGCGCAAAGGGATTGACAGCCTTCCCGACGAGCTCTTGATGCTCTTGTTCACCAACCACCTGAACGATCAGTTTCAGCTCGAGGGCGTGTGTGTGCGGTGGCGATACATCATGGAGGCCACTGAGGCGATGCGATTCAAAGCCCGGTGGAGCATCCCGCGCCGGTGCCCTCAGTACCAAAGGCTTGGTGCATCAAATCTTCCGGGCGGGTTTCGGATTGAACAGGCGCCAATGTGGGCCGGAGGAAGCGCCCTTCCCCGGAAAAGCATCTCGGGGGACATGACGTTTCGCGTTCAAGGACTGCGCGTCCAAGCATGCGTGTGCCAGACTCATGCGACGATTATGGTCTTCGAGAACCAGACCTGCCTGTGGGCACGAACGTTTTCCGCAGAAAAACGGATTTCGGTGAACGTCGACGAAGGGGGGGGACACATACTGGTACGTTCCCCGGATATGTTGATAATTGTGAATGTTCGCAGTGGTTTGAATGTCAACTGTGCATGGTTGCCCTACCTCACAGCGGTTTACGACGGGCTGATCTACCGCGCTGAAGGCCATGTTGTCATCATGGACAGTGGCCCCTACAAGTACACCAAGACGTACGGCCCGCTGCCAGAGAGATCGGGGCGCATCATGGCTATTGTGGTAGTCAAAAACTATATCTGGGTCATTGGTCGCTTTGGTGTCACCATGTACGATCGACACACGTGCAACCTCATACAATATTTAACATACCAGAGCTATGGTATGGTGGTGTTGGCGGCCTATCACCGGGGAAAACTCTACATCTCCAAGCCTGACGGGGTTTTGCACATTTATTGAATACAACATGCGTCTGTATCGTCGTTGTTTCCGGGGGTGGGCCCGGTCCAAAACATGTTTGTCGCCTTGGTGTGGAGGGCGGCGTACTGCTTAAAGAACTCGTCCCGGCCATCGGCCAACTCGTAGTACATCTTGGCGTAGTCGTTGTCAGCGGGCAGCGAGGTGAGGGTAGGGTGGATAGAGTATTTCCCGAAAAAGAGCCCAAGTACTTTGTCGGCCACCTCTTCCTCGGAATCGCAAACAGTATACATCGAGTCGACATAACGGAGGCGCATGCGAACGTCACGATTCTCGGGCAGTTCGTGAGCCAGCCAGTCGTGCATCTCAACGTAGTCGTCGAGAAACTTGGTGCGCATCATTTTTTTTTTATTCAATGCATCGATACCTCAAAAAAAATGCCCGCGTACAAGCCCTCGATTACGCACCCTCGCACGCTGTGCAACTACGGGGTACGCACTACAAATGTCTCTACTGTCGACCCTGTCGTTGCAACGGCTAGATCGCGCACTGGGGCGGGTGTTTAGGGTGCAACCCAAGTGCATTGATCATATGTCTACTTTGCCATTCAAAAGGATGATCTCATTTATTTTAAAACGAAAGGTGTTAAGGTATGCGATTGCAAATATAGAAGTTTTGCATGCATCTACGAAAAAAAGAAAGGTGTGCGTGGGGGGGGGAGACGAGTGCACAATGGCGCTAGCGTTCGTGGCGCTATTCGCGCTCCGGATAGGGTACTCCGAGATTTGGCGCCATTGGCGTCAATGTTTCAAGATAATCCAAGCGGACGTACTGTTGCGAAGGCTTGAGGTTGACGCGCCACACCGGATCAGGGAGCGTCGGGGGCGTCACGAGCTTGACCCGCGCGCCGATGACAGCGACGGCGTTGTCGTCCGGGATCGTGCCCACCGTCCGAAGGTCCGTGACCTCACCGGTGATCTTGTTGTACTTAACGTTTGGGGTGAGCATCATGTCCATCGTGCAATCCTCCTCCTCGCCATCCTTCCCAATCCGCAGGTAGACGATCGTCACCTTGAGGTTAACCGCAACCGTCTTGGGCCCGGTCCCGGGGATGGGGATGGGGCTGCTCACGCGACGGGGCTGAAGATCGGCGCTGCTCCGCCCACTTGTGCTGCTCCCGCCGCTGGAGAATCGTGTGGGACTTGCGCGTTCGCCTTGCATGTCGTCTCGCCCACTCGAGGTGAACCGTCGGGACCACATAGTCGTTGCAGGGGTTGTGAGCTCCGATCCGCTTCGCCCGTTTTGGAATGCAAACTATGTTTGATGAGTCATCATGGGTTAACGCTGAGTCATTAACGCCAAATACGGGCGAGTCATCGTTAACCGACATTTTTGGCCGGGCGACGCGGGTCGGGCTCAGACCCTCTTGCATGGCCGACAAGGAAGGGGTGATTGTGGTGAGCGATGACGAGGATCCGTCCGAAAAGAAGACGTCTGTTCCAACGCCGCAGGGGTCAATGGAAATCGAAGGGGTGAACGCGTTGAAGTATGTTACAAAGAGCGACCCCGACAACCAGATTGTAAACGTGTTGTATTTGATTCTCTGTGGAATCATGACCACCCTGAATGTGGTCATGCCGGTCACGCCGTGGGCCAGCTGGGTGTGCGACACGTTGGGGCCAGACACGATCATCTATTACAGAGGAGTGTCGCGGGCGGTGGGAACCATGGTCGGCGACGCGCGCCTGAACTACGATTTTGCTCTGATCGACTGCCTCCACAAGATGATGCTCGCGTCTAACGCGACTTCGTACTACAAGGCGCAGTTGTTCTGGCTTCTGCGCCAGCATTGCGGTGACTCAATCAGTTTCAAGCTGGTCCGAAGAGGAAGGCAGCTGACAGAGTGCCACGCCACGATCTTTTGACCAGTCGCACGCGATCGCCCCAACGGCGTTGTTCCCTACGCGCGTCAACTCAAACGGCCTGCCACAACCGATGATTAAATTTTGTCGAATCAACGTGTCGCAAAAGTCTTTGGTGGCGTGTGGGGGGATCTGGACCCCGTTGTGCTTGTACCAACCATGACGGAAGATATTGCATTGTACATCCTTAGGCTCGATCTCGAGCGCGCCGCCGCAGCTAGGGCAGTCAACCAGGTACACCCCCCACATCAACACGGCCTCTGACACGCGCGGGATCATACATCTAGGAGAGCAGTGTTTCATCTTTATTTTATAAGACTTAGCTATTTTTTCCCGCAAAACACGTGCCTAAAAAGGGCGGCGGTCGCGGGGCTTAGCTTGTCAAAGTGGTCCATTACGCCGTCGGCCCTCGCCGACACGACGTGACCCGGCTTGTCAATCGGGATGGGCATCTGCATCATTGATTGGTTGCTGAGGAGAGAGGCCACAATGTTGCTCTCGGCCAGATCCATAAACAGAAACCTGTTCATGGTGGTGTCAAGGACAAAAATCCCACAGGCGGCGTGGTCACGGTGCGCGGCGATGATGTCCCGCTCATCATCGTTGAGCGCGCGGGTCGGCTTGTCGCCGTTCATCAGGATCCCAAACTTAACCTTCATGTCGCCACCTTCCACGACGATCCGCAGCTCAAGCAACAGCTTGTCGGGGGGCTGGATCATTTGCATGATGCGGTGGGTCACCACAATCCCGCGGGCCGCCATGAGCACCGCCAATATCCGTATCGACGAAACGCTCTGCGAGCCCTGCTTGCCCCTATCGACCACCTGGATATCGCCCCGCTTCTTCAGCTCGGCCTCGACCTCATAGACTGGCTCGCCCTTGGGAAACACCACGGTCGCTCCTGCGAACCCGCCCCCGCTGGTGCAGTAGATGGAGGCAACTCCAAGGTTGGTCGGAATCAGGTAGACGCGACCCGAGCGCATCTGATCGGTAATCAGATCGGCGCGCACGGCCCCGGGCCGCAACTTCCCGTCCTCATGCTTGACCGACATGATCACGGCCAGGCCTGTCACCGTGGTGAACTCTAAAACCGCGTCTTGGACCTCGCCCGCGGCCACACCGTCGGGCAGGTCGTGCCCGACCAGATCTAACGGGTCGTTGTTGTCCTCCTTGCCCCCGGGAACAAAGTAGCCAGCTACCGACGTCCGCGAGTCCCCTATCACAAATTCCCTCTGCGCCATCCTGCTACACGTGCAGTTCTGGCAGACCCCACAGGTTAACAAACGGATGATTCATCCAAGCGCTTAATGGATGAGTCATCCATTAAGCGCAGCGCCCACGAGTCAAAATTTACAAAGATAGCAAGCGTGTTAACTTTTAACGGAGGGGGGTCACATTCACCGTCCCGTATGCCCAAGATCAAACGACAGCGGCCACGGCCGCGGCCGCGGCGGTCCGGGGATGAGCTGAGCCGGCTGAAAAAGGCGGTCGTCAGGCAGGACATTGTCGCGTCGACTACCCCTTTTACCAGCGAGGAATGCTCCCGCCGGTGGGACCTCGATTCGTCCAAGAAGAGATTGTGGTCACCCGCCGAGGACCGCGTGCTTGTTGATGCGGTTCAACTCCTTGGGATCCATGTGGGCTGG